ACCACCATCCTTTTTGGCTTCTGTAAGAAATTCTACATTTGTTGCTTCTTCGCTAATTAGTTTCATGGTTCTCTCCGTTTGTTATTTTTCTTTTGCACTAGCCTGACGCATTTTAAAAGCATCTTTCATTTTCTTTTTGATCATGGGTTTCAATCTTTTTTTCCACTTATTACCCATTTTTTGTACTTTAAGATCGGCCTTCTTCTCTATAGAATTTTTTATTCCAATTGATGCCTCAGGATCTTTATATTTTCCTGCCTTATCTACTATTGCAATTGCTTTTTGTCTTACTGCTTTAGTTACCGCCTTTTCAATCTTATCCATACTCGGCGGTTTTTTCATTGACCTTTTTCTTTTTATGGCAGTAATTTTTGCTTTCTTTTTGGAAATGATTGACCGCTTCCTTCTTTGTGCGATAGTCATCGCTTCCGTAAAATCTTTAAATGTTTTCATTAGTATGCGTCCGAAAATCCGTGTTGGTTAAATCTGTATCCAAGTTGTCCATTCTTCATGAAATTTGGTAGTTCAAATCCTTCCATTTTTCCTATCTCTATTCCTATCAAGTAAGTATCAACATTAGCAGCACCTACTGTTGTTACAGAAACATCTCCAAGTACATTACTAGTATTTCCATCTGCAGCTCCCATACTTATTGGGCCACCAAATTGTCCACTATCTGCGTAATTGTAATAACCACTACCACCTCTCAAAAATGCAATAGTTTGTTCTGTGGAACTTCCATCAAAGAAAATTCTAGTATGGTCAATACCAGTTGCTATGTTCCACCAAAGTTTTCTGAGATTAATTTTTGGTGCAGCGATAGCCAATCTTGTACTACCATGAGTGAGTGAAGAACAAAGTCCAGAAACACCCCCTGTTAAAGTTTTTCCAGTTCCAACATCTGTCGCAGTTTCTGCAGTCCAACCTAGAGGGGTTATATCAGTGGCACTTGTAACTTTATAAGCTTTAAAAGTTGTGGCGCCTGCAGTGAAATCTGTAACTCTCAGGAATATTGCTGTAGAATCATTTGTGGTCAGTACTTCTCCGATACACAAATTTGTAGTTGGTGCAGATGCCAAAGTTACAGTAGCTGAAGCATAAGCTAATGTAGAAAGATTAGCCCAGAGACTAGCAGAAAGGTTACTTGCATCACCTGCAAGACCTGTAAATTGCACTGTATACCTTGTATTAGTATCTTTTATCTCATTTTCTACTTTGGTAATTGCCATCTGTTATCCTTCGTGTGCTTTTCCGAGAACCTTCATGAATGCTCGTTCAGTTCTTTGGATTTGTTGAATAGTTCTATTTTTCTCTGAAGAGCTTAGCCCTTCTATATATTTAACCAAAATTTGCGATGTAAGCGGATCTATCGGTATATCTGCTCCATCATCTAAAGTAATTTCACTGTCTTTCTTAGATTTAGTCGCTTTGAGTAAATCATTCATTACACCTTCTGTGATGAACTCTCCAAAACTTAATACTTTACTTTTCATTTCCACGATAGTTTGTAATTCTTTACTTTCCGTGAGTGTTATAACTTCCTCTAAAACTAAATCTTCAAGTATTTGTGTTCTATCTTCTTCTGTTAGAGATGATAATTCAGTTTTTGCAAATATTAAAAATTCTTCTTTAGTACTATTTTCTTTTTTATTTTTTAATCTTTGTTTTAGTGCTGCTTGTTTATCTTTATCTACTACACCTAAAGTCTTTTTCCCAGCCTCTTGTCCCTGTCCAGTAGCTTTTTTCTTTTTTTCACCTCTTTTAACTACTTTCTTTTCATCATCTGGATCTTTTTGCCATCCTGCAGGTGCCTTTGTAAAGTTGGAAGCTTTATATGCAGCTTCAGCATCATCTTGATTTTTAAGATTTCCGTCTTTATCTCTTTCTACTTTATCTTCTGGTTCATCTGTTGGTGCATCTTCTGGTTCATCTGGTTCATCTGGTTCTGGCTCAGGTTCTTGTGCCTTTTTAAGAAGATCCATACCCTTTTTTTTATCATCTTTTGTTATGATATCTTCCGGGCCCTTACCAAGTGCGGCTCTTATATTAACATTCGCCGCAGCTTTATCTTTACCCTTTTCCATATTATCATATTTTTTTTGTAGTTCCTTTCTTTTCTTTTCTACACCATCAGCATCTAAATTAGCATCACTACCAGAAAGAGGAACTAATTCTTCATATTCTTCTCCTGTTTCTGGATTAATTTTTTTAACTTCAATCTCTACACCAGATTCTCTATTTGCTTTCTTTTCAGCTTTGGTTTCTCTGTACCCTTTAATCTTTTCTTTTGCTGATTTAAAGAGTTTAAACCCCGCGAATCCTAGACCAGCAGCACCCATTGCAATCATCATTGCACTAGCAAATGGCCCGACCTCCGTTATATATTGTTGTTCCGAGCGAAACTCTTTATATTTTTTCATATAACAGTGTACATTATTGTGATGTCTCTTTTTCAGCTGCAGCAACGAAAGTATCTGCTACTTCTTGTTTGTCATGAGAAACAGGAACAGTATTGAACATTGCTTGAGCAACCTCCGACTTCTTAGCCTCCATACCCGCCATAATTTTACTAGCTATTACACCATGAATAGCTTCTTTAACTCTTGATCCATCACCTGAGATGGAATATTTCACAATATCTTCGGTTGAATAGTCACTCATCTTTTTAATCCTTTTCTAATGGTTAATAGTATTTATATCAAGTTAGTTTTATGATTCAGAAAGAACACCTTTCATTATGTCATTCATCTCTTTTTTGAGTTTTATATCTTCTTTCATAAATTTGTCCTGTTTTGGAACGAAAGATTCCTCTTCTTCTTCTGGTGGTGCAGATTCCGCTTCGGCTTCAATCTGTCTATCTATCATCTGAACTTCTTCATCAGTTTGTTTTAGAATTCTCTTTCTAATAAATTCTTTAGAATAGAAGGTTCCAACAATTTCATCAGCATAGTTCATATTCTGTAATGTGGCCAATCTTTCATTCAACATCTCTGCTTCTTTAAGTTCTGCGAAGTGTGAATCCGACTGCCATTCATAAAACAGATTAGGAGAAATTGCTCTCCAATCATTTAATGTAAGAACACCCTTTAATATTAATTGTTTCTCAAGACAAGCATTGAAAAGATGATTAAATCTGTTTCTAAGTCTTTCAATAAATCTTGTAAACTTTACTTCATCTCTAGATATTTCTTGAGCTCGTCCCAGAACAAACCCAGATTCAGATTCTAATCTTGATACTGGAACATTGAGAGACTTGTAAAGTTTTTTCTGGAAGTATTCAACATCAGCTAGTTCACCAAGATTTTCTCCGCCTGGAAGTGTAGTAATCTCTGTTCCTCTTCCACCCTCTCTACGAGGTAACCAATAATCTTCCAACATTGATTGGTGTTTTCGGTCATCTCTAACTTCACCAGTTTGTGCATCATAGACAAGTTTGTTTTTATAACGAGTCATGATATCTTTTAGATACTGTTCTGCTTTTTGTTTTGGAAGGTTACCAACATCAATATAGAAAATCCTTCGTTCAGGAGCTCTTGAAATACGATAGATGACTACCGAATCTTCAATCATTCGTAATTGATTAAGAGGTTTGATTGCTTTATGAAGATATGAAAGAACCATTCTCTTGTCTTCGTTTAGTAATCCTGAATGACAGTATGCAATAGAATCTGCTGCAATTCTCATTACTTGACCACCCTGTTTACCATCCATACCACCTTCGTTGAATGCAAAGTATTCTTCAACTACGGGCATTAAAGAATTTTCACTTGGATCTTTTGGTGGGAGGATTTGGCGAACTTTTCTAATCTTGAGTGCATCAATCGGTCTGAGTTCTAAAATACCTTTTTTGGGATTTTCGGGGTCTATTATGATGTGATAATAAAGTCGGCCGTCAATATACCATTTTCGGAAAGTATCAAATCCAGTTTCATTGAATTTCAACAGACCTAATACTTCTCTAAAGTTTTCGTTTATTTTTGTTTTAATGTCTGGTGAAATATTAACATTGGTAAGATTGAGGGAAACTGGGGCTTGTTCTCTGTCAGACACAACAGCATCATTTACTATGTCGTCTATTGCAATTTCCGTTTCTGGAAAAAGTGCCATAGATCTATAACGTATGATTAACTCTGCTTCATTCTTTGCAGAACCTTCCATATCCAAATAAGTAGCGTAAGCTCCGCCAGGAGTTCCTGCTACATCTATTGAACCATCTTCTGATTGTGGGAGTGCAAAAGAAACGTGATCTTGTTGTTCCTTTTCTTTTTGTGATCTTCCAATTGTAAAACCAAATAATTCAACGGCCATATACTACTCCAAAAGTCAGGGACTGAGCGCCCCCGGCCCCTAGTTAGATTTAAATTATAATATAAAATAATAAAAGTTATGTCAATGTGCCCGAGACAGATCCGCCGGGAGTTCCACCACTATGACTCCAGTAATCATACGCAAATTCAACAGTAAATTCTTCAATAGCATCATTGGCATCCCAACCAAGAGTAATTTCACTCATATTAACTGGAAAAATATTTATAAAGTCGTATATTGCAATCGCAGCTGCACCAGTTTTGGGATATTGTTTTACAGTCCCTTTACCATAAAGGTTTGCATTTGTAGCTGAGACCTTGTTGCCCAAGTGAGTACCCATTGTAGCCATCCATTTTTCCATACCATTTCTAATAGCAAAACCTTCATCATTTATTATGGTAACTGTCCAGTTGTCAAATGTCTTATTTCCAGGCACTTTAACTACTCTACCAAAATAAGGAACCTCTACAACTCCAACTGTCATTGCTGGAATTGCTGCAGCTTTACATGCAAAGGTAAATTCAGCGACCGCACCACCTAAATTTGCTGTCGCAGCTGTACTTGAAATTGTAACATCAAAAAGATTAGCTCGTGCTCCGCCTGCGGCTAATGCATTATTTCTAAATTCATTTATTGTAAACGCCATTGTTATTTCTCCCCGATGACTAAAATTAAAGATGTGATGGGGAAGTCTTTTTTACAAGTGCTGCCTTCGCATGCCATCGTCTTCCCCCATCTATAAGATGTGTTATATACTATTATTTATACTACTTTTTTAACCAACTACTTCTGAGAACGAAACTCCACTACGAACCGCAACAAAGTTTAGTTGAATAAAGTTGATAGAACGATTTGGTTTAACATAAATGTCACCCACAAATTCGTTACGGTCAACCACATCACCAGTATTGTTTGAGTCATCACAAACAACTTTAAAGTCTGTAAGACCATCACGGCCTTGAACATTCCTCAAGAATGGTTCTACCGCACCAACAAACTGAGCTCTTGTGAAAGCATCGTTGAATTCAAATAGTTGTGCTCTAGCAAATTTTGCAATAGCCTTTTCAAGAATAATGAAAAGTCTTCGTACATTAATTCTATCAAACGCAGAAGGTTTTGAAAGAAGAGTCTTATCACCAAATAAAACAGTTCCATCGCCCATAAATGTTGTTACAGGATTAACACCGTTCTTATAAAGTATGTTCCTTTCAGATTTTCTTGGATTAAAAGGAAGTTTTATTACATTTCTGAAGTTTCCTCTATTAAAACCAGCGGGAGAGAACCAAGCATCTCTACTTGCTTCTGTAGCAGCAGTGACACCTGCGGTATCTCCACAAAGTGGAACATAACGATAAACATCGTTATACTTGTCATACTGATATTTCCAACCAGAATCAAGAACTGCATAAGAAGAAGACCCTAGATTATTTCTAAAATCAACTACATCATCAGCTTCACTTCCTTCGTTGTTTACTACGTCTGCCAGTTCTGGTGAAAGGAAAGCTACACAATCTTTTCTAGCTTCAGCGATTGCAATAAGTTGAAGTGCGACTGTTGCAGAAGCGACTCCACCAATCAGTAGTCCAATATCAACTTCTTCTGCATCTTGAAATTTATTAAATGCAGTAATTTTATCTGCATCAGAAGGAGCAGAACCATCAACTCCACCAGATAAACTTGTAGTTTTTACGAATGAACCACCAGTAATACCAGAAGCATATTCTGCTCCAGCGGTTGCAGCTGTTCCCCATGCGGTGACATCAGCACCAGCTGTTGTATAAGCATCACCTATAGCGTTATGATCCATCCACCAAACATATTTTGACCTACGATTAAGAACATCAACATAATAAGCTGACGTACCATCTTCGTATTTTGCATTCTTTGCGACTGAAGTACCAGTGAAAGTTTCTAATGCTGATTCTCTTGTTCCTGTCCACTCTCCGTCTTCATCCACAACTACAATGTGTACTTCATCAAAGAGAGCACCTTTTGCACCAGAATGCTCTGTAGTTACTGGTTCTTTGTCAAAAATACCAGCATATTCCCATGTTCTGGAATATGTTTGAGCAGTCGCAGTATTTGTGAATGGTGTAGCAACGATCATTACAGAAGAATTGGTTATTGAAGATACTCTTCTTTCCTCTCCGTTAATTTTGACGATATCACCGGCTGAAAATTGTAAGTTCAAAGCTGTTGCAAGAACATCAGTTGTTCCAGTTTGAGTTATAGTTGTACTATTTGCTGTTACTCCAACTGTTCCTAACATATTCCTTGTTGGTTCTGAAAATGCTGACCTCTTCAAACGAATAGCTGTGTTACCTGCACCAACTACCGAGGTAGGTGAAATTGAAACTGCTGCAACTGTATTTGAAGTAATTGCACTAATGACAGCACTGTATGTGTTTCCTCCACCAACAGCAGTATTGATTCTATCACCAATTCTTAATTCTGTTCCGAAAAGAGTAGAAGTTCCAGTTAGAACTCCGTCTGTATGAACATTAATTGATCCTGTAAGTGTTACATCAGAGTTTCCAGCAACTACTGTATTACCAGATGCGAGGTTGGCTCTTGTTGGGCCACAAAGGGAAACTTTAAGACTGTTTCCTAAATCTCCACCCCATCTAGCAGACCAATCACCTTGTGCAGTTACTGGTGATCCTTCTTGTTCTGAGTATGTTGCTTGATAGAATGATGTGTTTGAAATTAAAACAACAGTTCCACTTGAAGAAGCGTTCTTCATTGATGTGTTTGTAGTTCTTACAACATGAAGTGCACTTGAATACGTTAGAAAGTTTGCTGCTGTTAAAAATGATCCGAATGTGTTTGCGTCAGGAGATTGAAATGTTTCCACCAACAAATCTTCTGAATCAATTAATGTTACATCATTGACTGGGCCCCATCGGAATGCTCCCGCAAAACCAGCATCTATTGAAGAAATGCCAGGCACGATAGTTGTTAAGTCAATCTCAGATGTGTTTACGCCAGGCGATACTTGAAAACCCATGTCATCTCTCCTAAATTTAGTTAATTAATACAAAGTTATCTTATTATGATTATTTATAAAAACCTCAAACTCTGTATTTTGAATGTTTATTGAGATATAAATACTTATATGAACACGCGGAGGTAACATGAAAGAGATTGAACGCTTTTTAACAAAGATAGACAAGAACACAGGAAGTGGATGTTGGGCATGGAAGGCTTCAAAGACACAGCAGGGATATGGAATGTTTTCATATCAAGGAAAATCTATACCTGCACATAGGTTTTCTTATTTACATCATAAAGGAGAAATCTCTTCGGGGTATATCGTACATCAAATTTGTGGACAAAATTCGTGTGTGAATCCAGAACATCTAATAGTATGTACAAAATCTGAATCAAGAATAGATTACAATTCTACAAGAATACATCCAGATGCTAAAAAATTACTTCAAGATATAAGACACGATAAAGAAGAACCTGACGCGGATTTTGGGTTTGGAACAGATGTTTAAAAATAAGTTCTTTGTGATGGTGATACTTCCCACGTTTGACCTGTATTGTCTGTGTATGTATCTTCTTCTCGGCCATCATCAATAATACCAAATGGAAGCATATCCTGTTCAAACTGTTCTTCAAATTCTTCATACATCTTTTGTCTAAGGTCAAGGTTTGTTATGTCTTTGAAGTATCTCTGTTGAACCAACCAAGCAAAGATTACTAGAGTCATTGCAAGGTCATCGTGGGCTCCTTCTTCTGCTTCAAATGAATTGTGCCTAGATGCAAAAGTAGTTAACTCAGCAATAGTCTCAAAGTCTGGAACTATTAACTTGTCTGTTTCAATCATTTCTTTTAGAGTGGCACAACCAATCCTTTTAAGTTGTTTACTGGTTCGTATTCCAAGCTGGATGTTTTTTGAAAAACCCCCTCCAATTTGTTGACCTGCTCTACCTTTCATAGAAGTTATCATGACATTTTCATATTCAAGGTCATAATGTAAAGTCTCTGCCACCTGTGCACCCATATCATTAATTTCTAATAAAATAAAGGCGGTGTTATACTTCATTCCCACTTGATATATAATATTTGGATATAACATGGGTGAAATGTTATTGTCTCTATACTTTGCAACTTGACGATAAGGTATCTGTGAAACATCAAAAACAGAGAATGCTGAAAAATCTTGGCCTTTTCCTTGAGCTGTATCAACAATCATACAGTATGTGGCTTTCTTGATTGGTTCTTCATACACATCAATATTGTTTTTTGAAAATACAGGCTTCTTGAATACCATAGACCGCAGTTTTGACGCATCTATAAGAGTGTGAGTTGAACCTAAAAATTCACATAAAAATTCTTGATTGAATTGTACCTCTGAGGTATTTTTGATGGTTTCTTGTCTCCACTTCTCATCTCTGCCCGGTACTTGTGTATAGTGTACTTCAATTGGAACATAGTTGTTGCGCTTCTCTTCTGCGTCTATCCACATTTTATAGAAGAGGTTCATACCTAACGGAGTTGAAACAATAAACACTTTGGTAGTTTCACCAGAAGATATGGTAGGATAAACAGAAGTAAAGAAGGATTCAGCGATGGTATTCGGCACGTGTGCAAACTCATCAAGAAAAATAATGTTGAAAGAAGATCCCCGAACTGCAGAACCAGATGTCGCAGATGCCAGAATCTTTGAGCCATTTTCTAGCTCAATATTTCCCTTATTCCAAACCGTTACGCCTTGTTGAAGAAACTTTGGTAGGTGTTCGTATGCCAACTGTAATCGTGACAAAAGTTCTCTGGCAACAGCACCCTTGTTTGCAAGAATTGCCACGTTAACTTCTGGATTGAACAGTACGAAATGCAGTAAATATGATATGATGGTAGTTGATTTGCCCGTCTGTCTGGGCATTTTACATATCACAAATCTTTCATCATGAAAATGATTTATCATGTCCTCTTGAAAATCCCACATATCAAATGGAACTAAACCACGATCAACATTTACAATTTGAACATAATTTTTAATAAAGTATAATGGAGATTCCATACACTTCTTGTACTCTTCAACCGATTCTGGTGTCCAATCTACACTGACACCTATACCTTTTAAATTAGGATTTCCGAGGTAAGACTGTTTGGCCATCACATTTCTCTTTATTCATTTTTTATTGATTTTCCTGTTTTAAGAAACTTTTGTAATTCTGCTGTTGAACCCACAAAAAGATTATTGGAAACATTTTTGGGGCCAGAAGTTTCCTGTGAAATATCTTTTTTTGTTTTATGTAAATTTAACAGTTCTTTATTCGTGTCAGTAAGTTTTCCTATCAACTGTCCAAAAACTTCCATTGCACGAGGGTGTTCTGAACTTTTAGCAATTTCAAGCATTTCCTCCAACCCATCTTGTCCTCGTTCTATGAGATTGTAAAGGTTCTCTCTCACATATTGGAAATCTATTTCACTATCGCCACTATCATCAGCTGTGATAGCAGGAACAATACGCTCTGTCTTAACGACTTCCTTCTTAGGCTTTTCTACAATTCCTAAAACTTCATCTAAATGGTCATCTACATTCATAGGTGTCACATCTCTCATGTTGTTATATCAGTACCAGTTGTTGGATCGTTGTATTTACCTTCATCAAAAAACTCAAGTGTTTCTGAAAATCCGTAATCTGAATTTGCTGTTGCGGAAAGTGGTGAAGGTGCAATTGTAACGCGAGATTTTATTGTAGCATCTTGTGTACCATCAGTTGTACTTTCGTTTACAATTCTTGCTCTATTAAATGTGGTGTATTCATCACCTTCATGTAATCCGTCTAATAGTATATAGTTTATGGTATCTGGTGTGCTATCTTCAAATATGATAAATTCTGGAGGTTCAATTTCTGTGTCACCGCCTGGAATTCGGAAATTAACTTCAATTGATTTAATAATTTGACCAGATGTAACATTTGGATAGATAAGCCCTTTAAGTGTAAATGAAAGAGTCCAAGTAATAGTTCTTCTTGCTGATAAATCACCTTCATACTCATCTGCTACATCAGAAGAGTTTAACAGAATAGGAACATCTGCCTTGATGTTCATATCGGGAATTGTATTGACGGTAACAGTAAACTCTGGTGTAAAATAAGGAAGTATCTGTTCTAAAATTTGAGTTCCATCTTCAGCATTTTTGACAAGTATGAACAGTTGGAAATCAAAATTGTAAGGAACAGGATTATACATTGTGATCATATTGGTAGTAGTAGAAGAAGTGTTTGCTGCGACATTTCTACCAATCGTATTCAATTTTCTTGCTGAGTCGTAAGAAACTCCTGTCATTGCAAACCCCATCCTCGGAGTTCTCGTCGCTATAACTTTTCTATCTGCGGTGGTCTGTTGAATGGCAAGTAGCCACTTCTGTTTGGGGCCATACGCAAGAGGAACTTTTACTCTCTCAACAACAACACCACTTGAATTTTTCCTTTCAATATTGATATCATTGAAAAGAGTTCCAAACACTGCTACATATTTTCTTATAGTTTGATGATAAAAGGTAGATCCTAACATTAGTACCCTGTTCCTTCACTAAATG